GACGTGCCGTGCGTGGCGTCCGGCCAGGCATAGCTGAGCTCGACCTGGAATCCGGAAGTGACGTCGGTCGCGTTGAACGTGTAAGCCGCGTTCGTCGGTCCCGTCGAGCTGTACGGCGTGAACTTGTATTGCCCCTGCGTCGGCGCAGTGGTTCCAGAGTTCACCATGTTCTCGCCGGTGGACAAGTTCATGACGCCGAGATCCTGCGCCGCAGTGATCTGGCCCGGTGTGACGCTGGCCGCGATCGCGTGCGCCTCATTGAACACCGGACGATTCACGCCCGTGGCCGTCGGCAGACCGAAGTAGAGCTGGCTGTAGACGTTCGGATCCAAGGCCGCCATCTTGCCCTTACCAGTGACGTCGATTTTGCCGCGCGCCTTGGCGACAGGGAATTGAAGCTGCCCGTACAGCTTTTTCAAGTCGGCTTTGAAGTCGACCTGCACTTCTTGCAGAATCGGGATCTGATACGGCGTAGGATTCGCGGCCAGATTGCCCGCATTCGGCGTGGCAAAAAGCACGCCCGACCCAAATTGCATATTCATGGACGGAGATCTCCTGGAGCGCTCGGGGAGTCACCCGAGGCGTGCTAGGGTTGCGGTTTGCGCGAGAAGGGAAGGGAGGTTTAGGGGTTGGACTACGGCGCGAGAATATGGATGGGAATCATGGCGAAGGCCTGCGGTCCGAAGGTGCCCGGGTTCTTCGTGGTCTTGCCTTCAATCCAGCAGTGCGACACCGTGCCGCCGAGCGTGAACACGCCGGCGATCGGGTTGTCCGGCTGCATTGCGTTGTCGATCGCAAACAGCACCTGGTTCATCTGCGTAGTTGCGAGCACCGTCTCCTGTCCGATGTCTTCGTCGACCACCGGCGCCTGAAAGTAAAAGATGATGAAGCCGTGCATCACCAGCTGCGTGGGCACCCCGCGCGGCCGCGGCTTGTGTTCTTCTTGGCCCTCGACGAGAAAGAACGCCGGCTGCTCTGCGACCCCCAGGTCCGGCGGTGGCTTCAGCTTGCGCCCCATTGAGACGAAGCCGGCGCCGGTGTCCTGCCAGGTGATCTGCGTCGGCGCAGTGCCGTCCGTCGTTGTCCCGCCGCTGTCGTTCCACGCCGGCACCGTCGCGCCCGACGTGCCCGCGGTGGTGGCCTGCTGCAGATGACCCTGCGGATCAGTCACGATCGCATTGAGCGCATAGGCAGTCGAGGCCTGCCACTCTGGCGCCGTCAGCTTGGATTGGAACCACGAGAACAGCGCGGCCCAGATGGCCTCGCGATTCACACTCTGATATTGGCTGCCCATTAAGCGATTGCCTCCGCGATGTGGTCGGCGAGGATTTTCATGATGGCCACCTGGTCATCACGCAGCGATGGATTCATGAACGGATGCGACTCCACGTCGAAGGCCCGATGGCCGTGCGAGAAGAGCTCTGCGACGCCTGGCTCGCTGAATTCGAAGAGCTTGGCCTCGACGGCCGGCACGTGCGTGCCCTCCTCGAGCCAGAGGCCCAGGTGCTTCAGCCCGACGTCCGACGTCACCGTGCCGCGAATGACGTCCGTCGTCTCAGTCACCTTCGGCGAGCCGACGATGGCGCCAAAGAGCTGCCCGCTGCGGCTCACGATGGGATCTCCACCGAGATGGCCGACGACTATCCAGGCGAGGCCCTCCATCGCCTCGAGCATGCCCTCGCGGATCTGCTCGAGGATGCGCTGCCGAACCTGGTCGACTTCCTCGAGAACGTCGTTGACGCTATGCTGCTTGAGCTCGAGCTCGATCAATGCTTCCCCTTGCCCTGGCGCATCGCCATGCGCTGCTGTGCTTCATCGAGCCGGCGATTCACACTCGGCAGCCGGCGTTTATAACGCTCGATCACGGCCAGCGTGGTCGGCGGCGCATCCACTTGCTCGACGTCGACGTCCTCACCTTCGCTGCTACGGCGCCGCGACGCGCCGGCGTTCGGCCGACCCTTGTAGCGATAGACCACCCAGTCGATCACCGCTTGCTCGATGTCTTCCGGCGCCGTTTCGTATCCCGCGCTGTAACTAATTGCGACCGCCGCGCCATCGGTGAAGCACTGGCCGATCAGATAGAGCTGATAGACACGCTCCGGATCGATATCCTCGTCGACGTAGTAGCCCGGCTGGATCTTGTCCGGACTCTCCGCGACCGTGGTGCCGCCGATGGTGAGCGTCGTAATCTCATTGATCGGCCAGTGAAAGAGCGTCATGCGCGTGCTGCCGTCGCCCTGGTGCACCTCGGTGTAATCGTCTTGAAGCAGATCCGGCCGCAGCGTGGCGCGCGTGAAGTCGTTGCTGCAGGCAGTGATCAGGCGCGAGATGAGCGTGTCGTCCGACGTGGTCGTGGAGGCGATGGGCGCCCACTGCTTGACGTTTGCAAGTGTTGTGAGATCGGCCATCTATGCCACCCAGTTGCAGTAAGGTTTGAGCAGTGCCTCGGCGTCGACCGGAATGCCCCAGTCGACGTCGCCGCAGTCATAAGCGACCTCGACGCAGCGCTTGATCGCGCTGCGAATCGGTTCCGGAACAGGCCGCCCAAACCAGGCCGGCACATTCGTGACCGCAGTGCTCGCCGCGGTGGCGAGCGTGGCGTTGCCGTTTTGGTCGACCGAGGCAATGTTGGTTGTGAGCGTCGTGCCATTCGCGCCGGCGCCAGGCACCGACACCGGAAGCCCGGTGTCGCCGACCAGCAGCGGAGCGTCGCCAGGATTGAAGACGTATCCCCCCTGCGCGGACACGGCCGCCGAGTTCGCATTCATCGAGATGGTGAGCGGCCCGCCGTAGCCACAGCGAAACTGAATGACCACGTTGCCTGGCACCATGCGCGTCGGCGGCCACGGCCGCGCGAACGGCGGAATGAGCCGCGCCGCCTGCGAGTCGCTGCCCGGATCGAGTTGGTAGCCATACTGCGGAAACTGCGGACTCACGCCATAGGTGGTGTCCTGCGTGAGGGTCTGCAGTGTTCCCGAGACGTCGACATACTGAAAGAACGTGATCGACTGGAACGGCGGCTTCGGCAGATCGATCTGCGGATACCCGTTCCACTGGTAGCGGAATTGATGGCCAGGAAACGAGTCGCGCCGCAGCAGCCACGTCTGCGTGATGAAGGTGCGCCGCGTGTAGTTCTCGCACGCCGTGCGCGCCGCGATGATGAAGGGCCGCAGCTTGTCAGCGAGAATCTGGCTCGCCAGGCGATCGGAATCTTCGACTGGTCCGAAGCCACACTGCAGCTTCGCCTCCGACAGCGTGATCGGCTCAATCGGCGGCGGCGTGATAAGAACGATGTCTTCCATCTAGCGGGATCCCCTGCGCTGCCTTCTCTGCGGCTTGTCTTCTGTCGCCGGCGCAGCTGGCGCCGAATCGAGGTATGGGTTTTCGGCTCGGCCAGCGCGGATGAGCTCCAAGGCGCCGGCGTCCTGCATGTCGCGGATCTCGCCCTTGAACGGACCCTCGAGGAAGCGAATGAACACAGGCACACTCCGGCTGTACCTGCGCCCCGAACTGGCGGCGCAGGCCTCGGCTGTTGGAGGAACAGGGAATTAAGCGGTGACGGTGAGCGACTGGTCCGACACGTTGCGGCCGGCAGAGAGAACAGCCACTGCACTCACGTAGTCGGTGTCGGTGCCATCGGTGAGCGCGATCTGCACGTAGGGATAGCCCTGCGGCAGCGACGCAGCGTCGATCTCGATGATGTAGTAGATGTTCGCGTTCTCCGACGGCTCATAGCCCGTCGCCGGTTGCGGGAACAGTCCATTGTTGGTGGCCGTGTTGTTGGCCAGGACGTCGTTGCTGGCGCCTGAAGTTTCCTGCTTGAAGAGATTGAACGGGATCGCTTGCTTGGTGGTCATGGCAGCGCTGGTGCCGGCGTTCACGGTGAGGCCGGTAACCTGGCCCGACTGCGCGCCGAGCTGCAGGATGATGCTGGCGTGCGCGTGCTGCATCATCTCGAACGGCGTCGAGCTGACGCCACCAGATGCATTCTGCGGAGGCAAGATGTTGACGACGTGCCCATCCTGCGCCGCCCAAAAACCTTTTGCGGACATTTGCATTTACCTTTCCGGCTCGATGGAGCCAGTGAGTGAAGTGAGCGGGCAGCGTGCGCTTAGCGGCTGCCCGCGCTAAGTTGCGGAGGATGGATTAGTCGCCCGAGCGAGCGCCCAAAGTGATGAACGAAGACAGCGTCGGAGCACCCGCGGCCTTCGGCGTGAGTGGCTTCTTCCACCACGGTTGCCCGTCGAGGCGCCACTCCCACCGGAAGGCCTTTTCGCCAGTGAGGAAAGCGACGTGGATTGAGCTGTCGGCACGCACTTCGTTGCGTTGCGCGAGCAGGTAGCCGTCGCCGGCGAAAAGGATGATGTCGCCCACCGTGCCGGCGGCGGCAGTCTGTTCGATCGGGATCACCGGACGTCCCATCAGCAGGCCGGTACCCGAGGTGTTGCCGTTGACGCCTGGCGGCGTATAGATCAG